CACTTCTGAAGTTTGAAGTGTGCCCTGGTTAAACACCTGGCTAATCCAGTTCTCACTCAAAGTCGAAAACGTCTTTGGGTCTGGATCAAAAGGCAATGCTCGGCTACGAGCGTAGCCCACGACAAGGCCTTTGCCATTTGTGTTATCATTACCCATCATGTGCACCTTAAAAGTCGACACAGTATTGGTACCCTCATCGGGAATAACGAACTCAGAAGCCAGCCATTCACCAGCTAGAGCTGGAGTGATGCCTACAGGTAGTAAATTCTGTGCGAATCCACCGGCAACGTGAGTTTGATCCATGTGAATTTTGTAGTCGTAATACCGAGGTTTTACTCCATTAGTAAATTCCATGGCATTGTCATTCATCTGGTCCCAGGCGGCCTCAGATTTCTTCCAACTATTCGCAGCTACCCACGTTGTGGGAATCTTCTGTACCTCAACCGTACCATTTGCATTACCAACGGTATCGACAAATGTAATTCGGGCAACTGCCCATTGAATTCCTTGCTTGTAAAAGCGGCGGTTCAAAATACTCGCACATTGCGAGAGATCTAGATATTTCACATCTGATTCAACGTCAAAAGACATTCTCATTACTGCGGGATCCATGCGTGGTCCCTTGTATGATTTCGTGGCCATGGGCCATATAGTAATGGAGGGGGTCTATTAGACTTCCCCCCGTAGCGCCCTACCCCCTCCGAATATGAGAACCACTCTGTATTCCGTGACGCAGCCCCGGATTCCCATCTTCTCCGCCTTTCAACCGGAGTTGAAGGCGCATAATCGTTGCGCCTACTTGTGCGTGTTTACGCACGCTTCTGGGTGAATACCCATCTGCCGGAACGTGCATACATGCAGCGCCTACCTTCGCAACAGCCAGTCTTGCACCAAAATGCGTCCTGGACTGTTGTTCTTTCTTTCCTGGAAGTCGAGGACTTCTTGCAAGTACAAAGCCATGGGGCTACTTGTTCACACGATCCGTAGATACGTGTAACTTCCGTGCAAATACTGCACTTCATTTATCTCCAACACCCGCAATAGGTGTAGCCGCATCGGATGCATGGTTGCACCCTTGCTGTCCGAATAATCAAGATTGAATCCGGTGTCACTTTCCCGCTCATGCCCCAAAGGAGGCAAATTCCGCTTAAAGTTGTACGCCAAAAAGACGTTGATTTGCGACCAAATCATACGCATCATAGGCTAACATAGCCCAGCCAAGACCTGGTATCACTCGAAAACCTACTCGGCCTCCGATTCTTGCGCCTCTTGCGATTGCTGACGCTGCTCGTTTTCCCTTGGCCGTTTCTGCCAGAAACACACGTGCGTTAGATGGCCAAGCAAGATGCCCGCCAATTGCTGCGCCTGCCCGATAAGCGGCAGAACTTGCGATTTGAAACTCACGCCTCGATTGCATCGCTGCCCTCATTCCAAACTTAACAGGGTCGAGACCCCTGTACGCATATGACAAAATGTGCGGATTCGACATTCTAGTCAAATGTATAGGTAAGGCACTATGTGCAACAATATTGCCTATGTGTATGCCAAGATGCGCTAAAGGCGCATTACCCTGATCGCCAAGTCCATCGTCCTTGACACTGTCATACGACCACTGAGCCCAAGGGGTAGTGATTAACGGTATAATCATTCAATCCACTCCTGAGAACACTCGTTGCATATGACGTGATTAACACCATGGTCCTTCACGAAGAACCTATCCAAGTCAACTCCACCGCATTGGCTGCATGGAGTTTCGTCTGCCATCAAAAACAGACTCCGCTAACTTGTGCCAAGAGGCGATCACTAACACCGAGCAGGTGTAACAACCCAATACCCAGAAGGTATTCGATTCGGTTGTTTTTCAAGTGATTAAGAAGGGATGCGGTAGTGACCGCCTCCTTGACTGTCTCAACTTCTGGAGACATTCACATGTCCCCCATCTTTTCACAAAGGTATCCACGATGGGTTCCTGGCACGAGATCGACGTACATTCGTAACGTAGCTCCGGCCAAATGGTTGATACGAATCAACCCACATGGCGCAGTAAAGCCGCCAATACTCAATCGTGAGCCAGGAGCTGGACGATCCGCAGTATTGCGGAACACGATTTCGTCAACGATTTCATTTTGTGGGATAGTAGATCCCCCAACATAATCGTCTGCATAAGGTAGCGAATCATTGGTGATTTCCAGGTCATCCAACACTTCTGAAGTTTGAAGTGTGCCCTGGTTAAACACCTGGCTAATCCAGTTCTCACTCAAAGTCGAAAACGTCTTTGGGTCTGGATCAAAAGGCAATGCTCGGCTACGAGCGTAGCCCACGACAAGG